GTATGTACTTGTTTTACCCATTTTTTCTGTGTGATAATACAACCCATTATATTCAATACATATATTTGTTCCCTCAATAATCAAATCAATTTCTTTTCCATCTAATAATTTACGATTCTTACCTTTATTAGTAATAAAACCAAAACTCTCAATAAATTCTTTTATTTCATTCTCACCTTTTGATGTCCAAGTTGGTGTCATATTAATATTAACAATCTTGACCAATTCACTTAATTTTTCAGATGTTGTTGTTGATACTATTTTTTCATTTGGATATTTTAATTTATACTCTAACGTTGTTATATTATGTTTTTCTTTTAAATGTGTATTTGTGATACTTTTCATTTTTTCACCACAGATCTTACATATAACATAGTTTTTATCTTTAGATAAAAAATTTGAAAAATCTACATTGTTCACATAATTTGGGTGATAAACAATATCTTCTGGAAACGTTGTTAGATATTCAGATAGTTTTTGGTTATGAACTTTATTTATATGAATCTCAAAACAACCAGTTTTATTGTTTATATCCATTGTTTCCCAATCGCATAATTTACAGGTTCTTTTTGATTGTTTATCAATCTCAATTATGTTGAAATACTCCTCAAACCACTTTTTACCATTGTGATGTTCATATTTTTTTCTCTGGTAAGTATTTGCCGGAATCCAAACGTCACCATAAACATCAACTATATGTTTTGTTAGTTTACCAGACAAATTATTTGGATCTTTTATAATGGTATTAGTTCTCTTACATTGTGCAACTAATTCCCGTGTTTCCGACGACATATACATTTTACTTTTAGTTGACTCAATATTATAACTATTACCATCTTGAGTTTGACCACCTTTTTTATTAATCACAATATTATTTTCTTTTAAGATCTGACTAATTTTTTTATGACCAACTTTAAATTTTACACCCAACTTATGTGTACTTGGAATTTCGGTTTGATACAATCCAATAATACTTATAATATCTTCGGGTGTTAATTTAGTTTTCATCGTGATTTTTTTTATATAAATATATTATAAAACATTAAAAAGTAAAATTATAACCCATTTATTTTTAACCCATAAAAAAAAGGAGACAATTTTTTGTCTCCTTTTTTTTTCATATTCTGTTAAGATTTTGATTATCTCAATTCTCTCAAATCAAATGTACGAACACCATCAACAGTGATACGAGCATAGAAACGGTTATTTACCATTTTTTTCGCGTATCTTGTCATTATCCCTTTAATAGGTGTAAAGTTAAATGGATTGTACATTGTAGGTGTTAACTGTAGAGGAACATACGGTGCATAGATGTAACCAGTGTCCAATAGAGACGTACCTTTGTGACCAATCAAGATTTGATTTGGTGGGAAGTAAGGATCTCTATAAACTTGGTAACGACCTTGTAATGTACCAACTCTCTCAATACCCATATTGAACTGATCTTGCTCAGGTGAAGCGTTAGATACGTGGAAGTATTCTAAGTCATCAAAAATTGCAGAAACCTCAGATGAAACAACAATCCAGTTAGCACCACCTCTCAAAGTAGATTTGTGGATTTGTGCTGACAATTGGTTGATTGCTGTGATCAAAGTTTGATTCCAGTCTTTTTGAGTGTAAGAAGTTGTTAAGTTCAATCTTCTCCATCCGTTGTAATCCCAACGTAAGTCCCAAGCAGCACCTTTACGTAAGTCACGTAAAATTTCACGGTCAATTTCTGCAGCAACTTGTTCTGACAATAATGCTGTTAATTCAGCTTCAGCGTCAATATTATGGAATGCAGCAACGTCTTGTGCTAATTCTGGTGACCATTGTGCTCTCAATTTTCTTTCAGTTACAGAAACAGTTACTGATTCTAAATCAAAAGAAACCTCACCAATTTGGTCTTCAAACTCTAAATTTTTATATCTTCTAAATACTGCAGTAAATGAATCTTCAGCGATTTCTTCAATTGTTGTACCAGTGTAACCATCTAATGAGTCAGCACCACAATCAAAACATGCAGGACAAGAAAGATCAACCTCTAAATAGATACAACCTTCAGCGTCACAAATGTCATAGAAAGAACCACCATTTCCTGTTGATGGGAAAGAAGTTTGTGTTGAGTTTCCGTATTTTACAATACCTTTACCGTATTGTTGTGTAACAACTCTGAACAACAATGGTGTCCCAGCAGTTACGTTACAAGAAGAACCTTCAGCAACAACTAAACCACCGTTAGCAATAATTTTAAGATCTGATAAGAAAGTTTCAGTATCCATTTCATTACCATCAGGACCGATTAATTTACCAGCACCAGAGTTTGCGAAATTACATAATGCAACAATAACTTTTCTTGTGTTACCAGTGTAACCTGAGAAATCATTACCTGCAGCAACTAAAGAACTACCTGACCAACGTTGTACAGTTGTGTCTGTTGTTACAGCTGTCCATTGACCTTTTGAGTAATCAAACAATCCTGGAGGATCTAATCCTGCTTCACCACCTTCATAAAATAAATCATAAAGATTTTTAGCATACGGTGTACCTTCAGATGAACCTGGGTAACCAGCATTTTTCTCAGTTGCGTTAGAGTTTGGTGCTCCATACGGTGCAAAATGTGCGTTATCTGCTGCGTATCCTTGAATACGAGGTACAAAGAAAAACAATTTACCGATTGGTAAGTTCATTGCTTGTACTGATACGATATCATTCGCTAACAATTTAGAGAAAACTCGTCTTACGATAGGGAATACAACTGTTTCAAAAGCTCCGTTAGAACCTTCACCTGTTGCTTCGTTAATCAAGAAAGACGCTTGGTTTTCATACAACTGCGCTACATTTTCTTTTAGGTGACCTTTAAGGCCTTCTAGGAATCCTAATTTATCCCATTTGTTAATTGTATCTTCTTTGATAACTTTAAGGTGTTTTAACCCAATATTACCAACAAGACCTGATTCTAATAATGCTCCCATTTTATTTTTTTTTTTAGCTTTATTTTTGGTTTATTATACAAATAAATACTTCTATTTGTTAAAAAGTTTATTTTATTTTTGACATTAAGTCTTTCATTCTCAAAAATTGAGGATTTTCATATGTTTTTGACTCAATTAAATTAACAGCGGATCCAGATGAAACTGTTTTATTTACTGTTCTGTTAATTGATTCATTAATTGAAGTACTCTCATTTATTGAACTAGATGAAATTTCATCTTTAATAATTCTGTAAAGATTTTTTGATTCTTTTAAAGTCTCAACGTTATCAAATCTTCGTAGAATGTTTATTTTTTCTTGTTTTGATGTTGAGTGTTCAGTGAACAATCTTGTAGCGTAAGCTAAATTTGAATTAAATACAGCAACTTCGTCTAATTTAGATCTAAATAAATCTAATGCTTTTCTGTATTCTTCATTTTTAGTACGTAACATCTCAACTTCTTCTTTGATTTGTTTTGGTGCTGCCATTAAACCGCTTTTAACTTTTCTGTCAATTGACTTTACAAATCTTGACGCTTCTTTCGCTTCAACTTTTTTTGGTTTAACTTTAAATTCACCATCAAGGTTTTCACCATCTTTATATGTGAATTTTGCTTTACCAGTACCGTCAGCCTTTTCCTTTTTACCGCCGAAAGCCTCTTTTCTTTTTTCGTTAAAACCACCTTGCGTGTTTGATTTGAAGTCAACTTTTTTAACTTTACCGACAAGACCTTTAGGTTTGAAGTTTTTAGTTTCTAACATAAATTCATCTTCTTCAAAATCCATTTCATCCTCTTCTTCGTCTAACTCAAGATCCATTTCTTCATCATCCATTTCAATTTCATAAATAGTTTCAAAATCCATTTCATCCTCTTCCTCATCTTCGTCGTTAAGTTTTGAAAAATCAAAATCCATTTCTTCTTCATCTTCGTCGTTAAATTTTGAAAAATCAAAATCCTTGTCCCAATTTTTATCGGCACCACTCAAGAAGTCTTCATCTTCCATTTCAGAAAGTTCATCATTATTGAACATTTCTTCTAATTCGTCATATTCTAACATATCTGTTACTTCTTCTTCTTCGTTTATTTTAATCATGTATTCATTGTCACCATCATTTAGTGATATTATATTATCGTTTTTTGTAACAACAATACCATCACTATCACTCATAGCTTTAAATACTTTTAGAACTTCTGCGTCTGATGCACCAGTCATATCGATTGTTTCATCATCCATAGAAAATTCATCAACACCACCAGTCTCATCATCAAAATCAATCATTTCAACATCATCCATTTCTTCGCCATCCATGTCAATATCTTCCATGTCTTCGTCATCCATTTCAGTGTCATCAATCACTGTTTCTTCGTCATCAACATCAAGTGTTTCTGGTTCTTCAATCTCGTCTTGTTCTTTAAGAGATTCTTTTACTAATGAACTGATTTCTTCCCTCATCGTTGAAGCAAGTATTCCTTCTGCATTTTTATTGATTGCTTCTTCCACATTTTTAATTTGGATTAAAGCATCTTCTACTGTCGATTTTTTATTCATTTATCGTTTTATATTTGTTTATAAATATGTTATGTTTTGAAAAAAATCGTTTTTACACATAAAAAAAGGAGAATATTGTAAAATACTCTCCTTTTTTATTAAATAATTTATTTTTTTACAAAAAAAAAAAGACGAGAATTAACCCGTCTTTTTAAAAATTGTTTTATTGGTCGTTATTCAATAACCTCATCAATCTTACTTTCTGTTATCGCAGTAATTCGCCAATCAAATGAATACGTCTCATAGATTTTTGTAATTTTAGCTTCAACATCGGTTGGTGAATAACCCAAGACCAATTTTTCTTCTTTAATTTTCTTTGTTCTACCAGATTCGTTATCAACAGAATCAGACGCGATTTTCGCCACAAAATATTTTTCTCCTTGTTCCATAATTAATTATTTTTTTATAATAATAAATTAATTATTTTTATTTATCAAGGAATGAGGACAATCTATTCATTAAATTTTTTGTTTTATCTAAACTACTTGATTCCATTCCAGATAAACGAATATCTCTCATTTTATTTTCTTCATCTAAACTTTCATCAAATTTATGACGATCGTCTTTATTTAAGAATAAATAAGCACCTGGTGTTGACGGTGATGATACTAAGTCAAAACAGATTAACTCAAAATCATCTTGAACTTCATTTTGTTCACCGACTTTTTTTAAGGATCCTACACCACGAGATGAAATACCTAATGTAACACCTTGTCTTAAATAATTTGCGGCCATATCACCTTTTGTTGAAACAATTCCTCTCTCGTGAAAACCAGGACTTGTTAATAACTTTAATTTTCCAATTAATACTGGTCCGTCCCACCAAATATCGGTAATCATATGTGAAACTCTATCAAGATCAATTAATGATGACTCTGGGTGATTTAGTTCTGATAACGCAATACCTTTCTCAATTAATTTTTTATAATTATCGGCTTCACGTTTCAATAATTTTTCGGGATAAACACGACCATTTCTATTGGGTGTGTTATATTTCTGTAGTACAGCGTAAAACTCAAAAGGTTTTGAGTGATCCAAAGTGTTTGTAGATTCCATTATAAATCTATTGTTTTCACTTTTTGGATTTATATAACCGGCATCGTACTCTACAAGAATTCCCTTTCCTATTTCATTTGGTCCTAATATCTTCATTTTAAAATTTTTATATAAATATCAAGGTATTTCGGTTTTTACTTTTGTTGGTTTAATATTTCCGTTTTTGGTTAAGTAACATTTGAAATATTCATTGTCTGTTAATACATCACCGTAAATATCTTTAACGAATTTTTTTATTATTTTTTTTAATTTTGGTGATTTAAAATCAATAGGTTCATTGACGAATAATGTTGTTTCTAAATTTAAAAAGGATTTCTTTTTTAACTGGATTCCACTCATTCTTAAATCTAGATCTACAATAAATTTTTCGTCAAATATTGTTTTGTCTATGTTATTATATACTGAATGTTTAAATGACCGATTCATATTTAACACAATACGATTCCAGTTTTCTGTGTCTAGTTTGGGTTCAACCCAAGTTTGTAAATTGATGTAAATTGTTTTTAACTCTTTGGAGTCAACAGTACCGAATTGTACCTTACAACTCCTAAAACCCGTTAATTTTACGTTTTTACCTTTTTTCATAAATGTTCTTCATACTAAATGTTTATTTTTAGTAATGTTACATAAATTTTGACTATTTTTCAAATGAAATAAGATAAAACACCAAGAAAAATGTAATGAGTTACAACACTTAAATCATTTGTGGTTTTCCTGATGAGTCTAAGGCTTTGTAATAATTTACGTCTGTTATGTTGTAAATCTCATCCAGCCATATCTTTATAAGTCCTTGTATTTCTTCAAAAGTAAAATCAAATTCATCTTGTAGAACCGACCAAATTTCATTATAATTGGTGTAAACATTGCTATTTTTTCTATCGTAAACCATAAAATTATGACCCTTTTTATAACGATATAACATAAAGGAAGGTCGTTCCTCACTCTGAACTGATTCCAGATCGTTAAATAAATTTAAGAAGTCCATCGGTTCTTTGATGTCAAAGATTTCAAATGTTTTATCCAAGGATCCAACAACTCTTACCATTGATTCAAAACCAACTTTTTTTATTAAGTCCTTTAATTTTTCTTTTAAAGAAACGTTTTCTTTAATTAGTTTGTATTGATTTTCGGTTATTATGATTTTCATAACTTACAAATCTTTATCTAATTCTCGTAGTTTTAGATATGTTATTTTATCAAAATTTTCTGATTGTATTTTTTCTGTCGTCTCAACAATTTTAGTGATGATTTCCGAATCTGTCTCATTAACCTTTAATTCTGTTAATTTTTCAAGAACATTTTCTTTTAAAATCTCGTATTTTAATTGTAACTTATCATCAGTTTCTTTTAGAATGTTTTTAACTTTTAATTGATCAGATTCATTTAATGTTTTTAAGTAATCACTAATTGTTTTATTTGCAACATTAACCAAGTCGTTTAATGGTAATTCGTGTGACTCAACTAAATTTTTCGGTGATTGTTGTAATGACTCAATAACACTATGTTTAGATTTAATTTTTTCTTCTAAAAGTGTAATGTTGTTTGAGAATAAATTATCAACGTCTGAATAATGGTTGGTTGTTATAGTTGATTTTAACCACTCGTTTAACTCAACCCAATTTTCTTTTGTTACATTATTTATTGTGTTTTCATATATAACAACACTCTCATTGATATAGTTTTCTGCTAGAGACTTATCTAAACCTTTATTTTGAGATAACTCATCGTATAAATAATATATTTTTTTTAAGTTTTTATTTTTAAGTATTAACTCCTCAAAAACAAAAAGTTGATCTTTAAATTTATTATTTGAATAACTCTCAACAAATAATTTTTCAATTTTACTTTTAATTATACCGAATTTCATTTTAAATAGTTTTAATATAAATATCAACCATTTAGTAATTTATCCAATTCTTTTTCAATTAACCCCAATGAATTACGTCCTTTAGATAAATCAATAAAATCATCAGCCTCTAAATCATTACTCTCAACTAATATATTATAATTTGATTTCTCAACACTATCCATCAAAGGTGCTTCACCCCCACTTGGTGGTGGTGGTGGCATATCACCCATTCCTCCTCCCTCTGCTGGTGGAGGAGGTGGCATACCCCCTTCTGCTGGTGGTGGTGCTGTTGTGGTATCACCACTTGCAGTTTTATATAATTTGTCAACAATATCAAACATACCAGTATGTGTTATAATTGTCGGTGTATTTGTTAATTCCGCAGCAACAGCTCTCTCTAATCTAATTTGTTGAATTTCTAGTTTAATATCTTCATCAGAGAATCCAAAGATATGTTTTTTAGCCCAGGTTGCTGATGTTGGTTGTAATGTATTTGGTATTTCACTAACTAAATCTTTATATAATAATACTTTTTCTTTCCAAACTGAAACCATTAATAAATCGGCTTGTTTTGAAGGGTTTGTTAATCCTAACGTAAAGTTATTTAACTCATCCTCAAAACCTAATATAAATAAATGGATAATTGCGATTTTATTTAATTCGGCAATCATACTTTTTTGAATCTTATTGATTGTTCGTGCGAACCTAATATCCATTAAAGACAAATTGTCGCCACTACCAACAGGTTCCTCAAATCCTAAAAATGCTTTTGGTATTCGTAATGCTGTTAGTAATTTCTTTTGTATGTACTCAATATCCGCAATTTCTGATAGGTTTTGAGCACCAGGTAATGTCTCAATTGGCATTGTTTGTCCTGGATCTCGTACTGGGATAAAATAATCTTGATCAACCGCCATTTGATTGTATCTCATATCTACATTTCCTGTTTTACTATCAACAACTTGGTCTCGTTTGAATTTATTCGCAACACGTTGTACGTATGGTTCAACGTCCTTATCATCCATATTTCCAACAAATACTTTAAACACTCTTCGTTCTGGTGCTCGTGATGTTCTGTAAATTAACATAGCGTCTTCCGCTAATACTAACTGTTTCCAAACACGACGTGCTTTTTCTAACATTGATGTACCATAAGGTAATTTTCTATCATCACCAAGTAGTCTAAAATGTGCCATTTCCCACGTATTAAACTCCATATCTTTGGTTTTCCAGACAAATCTTAACCCTTTACTGTTTACATCGGATGGAGTGGGGGAACTAACAACGGCATTCATTGTTCTTACCGACATTCCTCTCTCTAATCGTTCAATTTCAATATTAGGTAGTTGTAAACACCCAGTAATTCCTTTTTCTTCGTCTAATTTTAGGTATACGAAATTATCGCCATACTTGCATGTGTTTCTAATCCACATTGGTAGATTAATATTAATATCTAAAATGTTATTAAATAAATCAGCCAAAATTGATTTAATCCTTTTTGACTCTGAATATATTTGTAAAACATAACCATCTTGATTAGGTGTTGTTGATTCTTCTGAATAAATGTCTAATGCTGTTGATATTTCCGGTGTGTTATGAGAAAAGATTGTATCTGTAGCGAAATTCTTATAACCAGGTACTGTTAAATCATACACAGGTACAACACCATATGGTTCTATTGATACTATTTTATGATTAACAACAACTTCATCCGTTTTTCTTCTACCTGGTTTTGATTTTTCCATACCGTAAGCCTCCATAAAAATACCCCAAGTTTTGTAACCATTTTTTTGTAAGGTATATTCTAATTTACGTCTAGTAATTCCTAAGTACTTCGCAGTTGCATCTAAAGTGTTTTTTTCTTTAGCGGCGTAAAGGATATTATCCCAAGGTATATGTCTCTCCTCTTTTTCATTTATTTTAAATGTTATATTATGTTTGGTTTTAAAATCATTCCAATCAGTGTAACCATATAATCTTATTTCATCAATAATTTTCGCACAACTAATTTTTAAGATTTCAGCACACGTTTCCTGTTTACCATAAGTTTTTGCTGTTTCAATTAACAAATCAAAATCAATTGGTATATACGCAGGATTGTTTTTACCGGCTCTCGTACCTCCCCAACTATGTTCACCAGTTCTTTTTGCAACCTCAGCCATTTTTTGTCTATATTCTGGATTTGCCCATAATTTTTCATTGTTTAATCTTGCGTGGTATGCTCTATGTTCTGAAATGTTCATTATTTGTAAATTTT